ACAAAATGCTTTAGAAGCGCATTGTAAAGTTCATCGGGCATTGTATCTTTATCAAATTTAATTTTCATTACCAATTCTCCACACCTGATACTTCAATAGAAATCTTTGCAGGATAATCTGCAATCTCTGTGTCGTAAGTTAGCGTAAGAATACTACCAATGCCAGAATCAGTAGTCTGCTCTAGCACAAAATATTCTGTACCAACTTCTTCACAGATCTTTTTGATCTTATCCAACTCAAATACGTTTAATCTAATCATTTTAAATCCTTAAAAAACGAGCCTACATTGTAGGCCCGTTCCCATTTTTAAAACCAACACTTCCGCCTTCGGCTTCAATGCGAGCAATAACATCTTCAAACAAGATGGGAGCAAAGTCCGGGGTCTGTTCTACGCATACGCAATGGTAGCGGACATCGTTCTCATCACTGTATAAGATCTCTCCAGTCCTAGCATCAACACCTCGGGCCTTCTTCACGCGATTTGCATGAGTATGACCGTGAATGTTAACTCCAAAACGTCCCATTGAATCTGAGTGTAATGGAATATGGCTTAAGATCATTCCGTTCATAACATGGTATGCTCGTAATTCTCTAAAGTACATTCTGTACTCGTCATCACGGAAGATGTCGTGGTTACCGCGGATTAACACCTTGTCGCCGTTTAAACGACTTAAGACTTTTAATGCCTTGCGGTTAATAACAACGTCACCTAAGTGATAGACCTTGTCAGTGGGCTTGACTCGGTCGTTCCAAGCCTTGACCATTGCTTCGTCCATTTCCTCAGGACTATCCCACGGACGTAATTTTGTAACACCATCGTTACGTGTGAAGCGGCATACACCTGTGTGTCCAAAGTGCGTGTCGCTTACTAAGAATACACTTGGCATATTATGCTCCTTTCTTAATAAACTTCTTTTATAATATTATACTCACTAGCAGGCCATTTGGCTTTGAATTCTTCCGACTTAACGTACTCGTTATATGCTTTAGCATCAAAAAACATTTTATGAAATTCTGTTTTCATTGAACCTTTTTTGGTCACTGTAAGATAAACCGATTTTGCTTTGCCCGCCATTTAGTATCCTTTACTCGATTGATTTTCTAAAAATGATTTCTTGTCTTGCAAAGGCATCTTGTTCCCAAGGTTGATCCAAATACTTGGTTCGCTTGGTAAACCGTTTGCCTTTCCAATAGTTTACTCCATTCTTTACTTTAAGAATACCTTTGGCAAACTGTCGCACATGAACCATCTCGTGTGCAAGTGTGAGTCCGATATCTTTAATAGACAATGAAGGTTTAATAATCACTACGTAACTGTCAAGGACATCAATGGGCACAGTATATCCCATACCTTCGCAGTCTTGCTCAAGTTTGATAAAAACAGATTTTCTGCTGTTATCCAAACCTAGCTGTGTAACTATCGAAGGAAGAATAGCTTCTATAAACTTCCTCTTCTTTGGGCTACGTGCTTCAACTCGAATGTCCATTGTGCGCTCCTTGTTACTATAATGTTATTATAACATCATTCTGCTAGTTAGTCAACCGGATTCTTTGGAGTAATAAATCCCCACTCGTTTACTGTGCCATGTACATCGTAGGACTTTTCTTCACTGTCGTATGTCCAACCCAAAATTCTCATCATCTTGTGCTTGACTAACAAGTTTGGAGCACGGAAACGCTCGCAATCCGCAAAGCCCATCATCACACCGACCTCACAGACCGCACCCGACCTGCAAATACCTGCATGACAGTGAACAACAACATTCATCCGATTCTCAAATGCATGTTGCAAAAGAGCCACAAGTTGTTTGGCCTGCTCGTCTGTAATAGCAAACTCACTCAAATCAATAGTCTTGCCATCACCGGTATTGGTCATGCCATCTTCTTCTATATCCAAAAATGTAAACTGATGTACTTCTTTGAATGTGTGCTTTGGCACAGGAAATGCCATGTCATGATCTGAGATTTGGATCAGCATACTATTAACACCACAGTCATGGTGTTGTCCTTTTGCTACATTTTCCAACGGAATATTTTCAATCCAAGGCATTATGTTCTCTCCTTTTTAACGCGACCAATACGGCCGGCTTTGTTCCAATCATAGGCAACGCCATCTGGGCACTTACCATCTTTGATACTGTCTACTCCAAATATGCCTACCATTTCGAAATCTGCACCTTTGATGGTTACAAACTCATTCATGCTCTTAGCAACATTCATTGCTTCGGCAAGTGTAAGAACTTTAAATGTTTCTTCTTTTCCTATTACTTTATACATAAGACTATTATAAACTCAAAAGAAAACCCTGTCAACCAAAACAGCTGACAGGGTTTAGGGGTTGTTGTATTTCTACAACAGCTTAGAGAGCGTAACGATCACTCATTACAGTCTTAAGCATAATGCCTTCTGGAGTGAATTGATCCAAATCAGCGGCTAGCAAGCTAGTCATTATACTTGGACTAAATCCACTTACCAATGCGGCACCACTCTTGTCTGCCTTTACAGGTACGTTATCTGAACTGTTTAGGTTCCAGAAAACAATCTGTGGCACAGAGTAGCCTGCGGCTTCGAACTTGCGTTCGATCATTTCCATTGCGCTGTCGTCGTAACGGGCGCATTGGTTGAACTGCATGTCTGACAAGATCAGCAACATGGCTGGCATGTCGCTAGCTGGTACTGAACTCTTAACCGCAACGTCTAGGATCTTGTCCATAGCCGCGTTTAGGTTAGTGCTCATGTCCCAATCACTCTTGCTCATTTGAGCAACTTTTTCAACAATGTTACCCTTTAGAGTAACAAGTTGTGGCTTGCTAGAGAAAGTCAAGAATGTGTCCTTGAACACGCCCTTGTTCTTGTCTGCTAGGTACAAGCCCAAGCTGATTGAAACATCCATGCAAGTTACATTAGAGTTCTTTCCTGCTGGGCAAGACATAGAACCGCTAACGTCTACGATTGGCATGATGCTAGCATCTCCCACATAGTTTGGCAAGCTGTCCCATTGTGCGATCACATGGTCAGTTTCTGTCTTGTCAAACTTTGCACGGTAGCTACCGATCACTCCCTTCAACACATCATGTGGGAAGATTGCAGAGGCGTTAACCTTAACAGTCTTGTCACCACTTACCAACTTGGCAACATACTCTGCAAATGCAGGTGTGTGACGGTTGAATGCCTTCTTGTATTGGCGAGCCGCTACAGAAGGTACGTGACTGAAGTTGATGTTATCCCAATCTCCTGCACACATTTGGGTTTCAACAACCTTTGTAAGTGCCACAAGGCTCTTACGATATTGCTTAGGAGTCATTCCAAAGAAGGAACGAACTTCTGCGGCAATTTGACCCTTACGAGGAGTCCACTTTGCAGCCAAACCGTTGTTAGCACGAAGGGCATCACCCAACATGGTATAAGCGGCTGACTTTAGGTCAGGATTGGTAAAGACAAAGATGTCATCCCAACGACCAACTTCTGGAACCTTGCGAAGCAAAGCCAAAGCGGCGTCTGGGTCAGTCTTTTCCAAGTGAACAAGAATGTCACGGAAAAGTTGACGTTCACCTGCACCACCACGGACATCACGTGCCCATTGTGCGATACGCAGTGCCACGTCTTGGTTTTCGACATAAGCGGCTGTGAAAGCAGGAACGATGTTCTTGCCACGGCTTGCACCAATGTTATAGAAAAGATCAACAGTCTTCTTGGCTGTTGATGCACGAGCCTTCATGCCATTGGCAGTACGGGCTTCTTGATTTGCGATTGCGTTTACAAATGCGTTCATTTTAATTACCTTTACAGAATGTATTTTTTTTCGATATGCTTGAAAATTTTGAGTTGCTGTTAACATTCTAAAACTTTAAACAGGATGATCGTGCTAATGAGTTTATTTTCTGGTCCGGCCAATCATAGCACCCGGACCCTATCAACATTCATGTTGCCTAGTTTGTGTTTTTCTGTACAAACATCATATTCCGGATTCCCCGGACCTATCTATTCTATCAGTGTCTATTTCTAGAAAGCATTTCTGCCTGTCCTCCGACCACCTTCTATAGCATTAAGTTGTAGTTTAAATTGCTGTAGTCATCCTATGACTAACAGGATCGTTGTTGACTGCTTTTATTTTACACAGGCCATCACTCTGTGCTCGTTAGTCTTGTTTCAATAGTTACCTTCAACGCTCGGTGTTTTTACGCACTCCGCTCCACCAACTACCACAGTGTCTAACAGTTCATAGTATATGAATGTTGCTGTACCGATCCTAAAACT